GCGGCTCCATCAAAATGGTGATGCAGGGCCATACCGACTTTTACCCACTCGTCGTGATGCGAGTCGGGATCGAGGGCGTCAAGCATTGACCGCAAAGCCTCATCGCTCATCTCGATCTTCGGCTTATACATTGAGAGATCATCGGGATCATGCGTCAACGCCGCAACGCCTTGCCTCGCCAACTCCCAACCCGCCTGCTCAGACGCAAGCTTTTCAAAGTAGGCGATAAAGGCTTCGGCCTGATCTTTGTTAATGGTGGGTAGATCAGCATGACTAACGTCCGCGATGCTTCGACCTTTTACCCACCGATATGGCTCCTGCGTCGTTGGGTGAATGCCGAACGCGACAAACTGCTGACCGTCAGCGAGAATTTCAACCGCGTGTTTGCTACCTGCGGCATCGGCGTATTCCGCAGACCGTATTTTGCTGAAACTGCCATCGACGCGAAAAGGCAATATACATTTTGGCTTCTGCCCGATCCTTACAACCGAGTCGCCGACATTCATCTTCAGCCAATGCAGAAGGTCGTAGTTAATTTTTGAGTCATAACAGTCGATATCAACGGCAATAGTATTTCGGCACAACACGCCAACGCCACCATCGCTGTGACCGTTGGCAAGCCATCGATCTACGTCTTCATGGGTTGCGCGAATGTCCTGCCACCCCGATACCATCGGAAACTTCTTACCGCGCTTCAGCGGGACTATTTCGTATCCCTTGTCGATCAACGAGTGACCAAATTGCTTTAAAAACATGCTTACCTCGACTTTTTAATTCTGTACATTTGCACGTCTGCTGACGCGCTAATTAAAGCGCAACCCGCGTAATTTAAACCGCGCTCAAAGGCTAAGAGTATTTTTAGTCTAAGTGAATTAAGAGTTTCTCGAAGTTGCATAGATCACCTCGTTGGAGTTTTCAAACTCGGAAACGATATCGGGACAAAGCTCTCTCCACCCAACGTAACCACCCGTGATTAGCTCCATTTGAAGCGCCCGATGCGCGGGGACGATACCCGACTGGCGCCATTTCGATAACGCCTGCTTGCTAACATCTAAGCGTCTTGCAAGCGCGTTACAGTTTTTCAGTTCCGCGACTGCGACGACCGAATCAATAGCCGCCTTTACCGCCGGTGCGTGTTCACTGATATATATCATTTTGCTTCCTTTTGTTGTCATTGATAAATTATTTGCTATTCATTGGTTGACACAATATCGCATAGTTATATTATGTCAACAACAGAAAGGTGTAATTAAAAGGAAAAGTTTATGCAACACGCAATGCTCGGAGCCTCTAAAGCTCATCGGTGGATGAACTGCCCCGCGTCAATAATGCTAGAAGCTACTTTCGCAGATGAAACATCATTTTTTGCAGCGGAAGGCACAGCCGCACACGCCCTAGCGGAAGAGTGCTTGCTGAAGCAGAAGCCACCCGAAACTTTCATCGGCGTCGAGTTTGAAGGCTTTGTTGTTGATCAAGAGATGGCGAACCATGTCGCCACCTATGTTGACTTCTGCAACAGCCAGGATGGCGACGAGAAGCATGTTGAGCTTCGCGTGGATTATTCCCAGTGGGCGACCGGCGGCTTCGGCACAGCCGATTTCGTGACATTGCACGACGGAATCCTGCACGTTATAGATTTGAAGTACGGGCAAGGCTTGAAGGTAAACGCTAACCGCAACGAGCAGTTGATGCTTTACGGACTGGGCGCGGCTTATGAGTTTATAGATCAAGTCGATACCGTGAGCATGACAATCGTTCAACCTCGGCTCGATCACATCGACACTTACTCGATGCGGGCGAAAGACCTTTTCAAGTGGGCCGACGAGGTGGTCAAGCCCGCCGCGCTGTTAACCATGCGCCCCGACCCTGCCTTTAATCCGAGCAAAAAAGCATGTCACTTTTGCAAAGCCAAGCCGACTTGCCGCGCACTGGCAAAACACAACTACGATCTCACGCTAGGTTCTTTCGACAACCTCGAAGAGCCGCTGTTAGTGCAAGTACCGCACACGATAAATATCGAAGAGTTATCGAACCTACTGCCAAAAATGGACGCGCTGATCGGATGGGCGCAGGGCGTTCAGAAACACGCGCACAAGCTCCTGCTCGACGGCGGCATTCTACCGAATTACAAACTAGTTGCGGGTCGAGGGCAACGCAAATGGATTGACGCTGATGTCGCTCAAGAGCAACTTATTCAGATGTGCGGTGATGAAGCACTCACATCGAAACTCATTTCGCCGACTCAAGCTGAAAAGCTGCTTGGGAAAGCGCGATACGACGAGATCGCCGATCTCATCTTCAAACCCGACGGCAGACCAACCTTGGCGCCGGACACCGATCCACGTCCTGCAATCGCGCCAGACGCGGCTGACCATTTTAGTGACATAACGTAAATTCCAAATAGGTAAAATTCAATGAGTGTAATAACCCTTAAAAACGTAAGACTATCTTTCCCCAACATCTGGACAGCGAAAGCTTTCAACGAAGGCCAACCTGCAAAGTTTAATGCTAACTTTTTGTTAGACCGGGATAGCGACAAAGACCAGATTGATGCGCTGCGAAAAGCAATTAAGCAGGCCGCAACGGTTCATTTCAACGGCGAGATTCCGAAAAACCTGAAGACATTCCTCGGCGATGGGTCTGACAAAGCATATGACGGATACGAAAACGCGATGTTTGTCAGCGCGTCGGGCAAGAATCGTCCTACGGTCATTGACCGTGATCGAACACCACTGGTGGAAGAAGACGGCAAGTTGTTCGCGGGCTGCTATGTTAACGCGGCGATTTCGATATGGATCATGAATAACAACTGGGGCAAACGAGTTAACGCAAATCTCGTTGCGATTCAGTACGTCAAAGACGGCGAGGCGTTTGGTTCGGGTGCAGTAAAAGCCGATGCCATTTTTGATGACATTTCGGCTGAGTCTCTGGCTGACGCGGAAACTGATGATTTTCTTAGCTAAACATATACAACAGTATGTTGTAATTATGCAAGGGGCTTCACATGAAGCCTCGATGCAGGAGATTCAATGAAAGCATCTTTGTCTTACCCGTACATCGGAACTCGATTTGAGTCTTTGAGCAACACGGTTGTCGTTGTGAAAGATATAGCTGAACTGGCCGATATTCCGTATGACCTTCTCAAAAATCGGATGGGAATGAAGCGTAATCGTGCTAGGGGTTTGGTCAGTGTTTTTATATCTGACTCCGATTTACAGCCTCGACGACATGCTTCGACAAAACGCGCAACCAGACGAGCAGAGATTGCTGATCATCAAGCTTTTGTGAATTTGTGGATGTCGAAATCAATCAGAGTAAATCCCAAAATATGAACATATCACTTGATTTTGAAACATACAGCGAATGCGATATTCGCAAAGCCGGAGCCTACGCTTACGCTGACCACTCAACCACCGAAGTTTTATGCATGGCCTGGATGTTGGACGGAGCAGAACCGGAACTGTGGACGCCGGACATGCCCGCGCCGCAAAGACTCCTAGATTTAATTGATGCCGGTGCAACGGTTTGGGCTTGGAACAGCTTCTTTGAAATGTCCATTTGGAACTTGGTTCTAAAATGGAAACCGGTTCCGATATCCCAGTGGCGCGACACTGCAGCCCTTGCAGCCGCACAAGCGTACCCACGCGCCCTCGGTAAATGTGGCGAGGCTCTCGGCCTCTCAGGGGATGACGCGAAAAGCAAACGCGGAAAGATTCTTATTCAACGATGCTGCAAACCGTATCGGGGTGAACGCGTAAAAGACTTATTTCTATACCAAGAACTTTATGATTATTGCCTACAGGACGTGGTTGCCGAGCGCGAGATACGCCTGCGGCTTCGACGCCTCACAATAAATGAAGGCCAAGTTTGGGAAGCTGATCAGCTAATAAATTGGCGCGGCGTTCGGCTTGATCGAAAGTCTATTGAGAATGGCCTTGTCATCATCGAGAGACACTCACTGATTATGAATAACCGTGTAAAGATACTCACGGAAGGTTTCATAGACTCCACAGGTTCACGCGCCAAGGCTATGCAGTGGACAGCGGAGCAGGGATACCCTCTCCCAAGCTATGACA